CTATCTAAGATGTTGTTAATATACATCAGCCGTTGCTTTTCCACAACAGCCATAAAAAACTCGTCGTTCAGGAAGGCTATCGCCCGTTCTGTTTCGTTCAACCAGGTATCTCCACGTTTCCTGTAATTTGTGCCCCGACCTTGGCGGCCTTAAGCTGTGCCTCGGCTTGGAACTCTGCCGTCTTGAGTTGCAACTGGGCGGCGGCCTTCTCGCGCTCCAACTGAATGTCCGCGGCGGCTTTCTCGCGCTGTAACTGGATGTCTGCCTGTGCCTTGGCTTGGGCAACCTGAATGTCCGCTTGCGCCTTTGCCTGAGTGACCTGCATCTGGGCTTGCGCCTGTTGCATGAGGGCTGCGGTAGCGGGGTCAGGCTGGGGCTGTTGCGGTTGCAACAACTGCTGTTCCATCTCCGGCGTAATCTCGCGGAAGAACTCAGATGTGTCCTTGAACCCTGCGGACTCGATGAACCGTCCCAAGGTGTTGCGGTACTGGCTTGGCGAGACTAGCGGGTTGGCTATGCCCATCTGGGACATAATCTGCTCCTGCTTTTGCAGGATTGCGGCCACCATCGCCATCTGTTGCTCACGGTTACCCGTACCCAGACCGACGTTTACCGTCAGGTCGTACTCGTTGCTCCACTCACGGGGGTCGATAGCCACGAACTTGCCACGCATCCGCACGATTCTTTCCTTGTCTTGGTACTTGCAGACGAGGTGCAGGATGGACTTGAACAGGTTTTTTACCCCCGTCTCGGCGAATATCCTAGCAATCAATTCAACCTTTGCGGCTCCTGCGTTCTGAACCATCGCAACGGCTGTCGCGGTAGTGTTTTGCAGGATGTTGGGGTCTAAGCCCTGAGAAGCCTGTGTAACGCCTGTGCGCTTCTGCTGTATCTCGTCCATGTAGGCAAGCATGGGGAAGGCTTGTCCGGCCACCAGAGGGACTGTAAGGGGCGTTATGGCGGCATTGTTCTTGACCCGTACTATCCCACCTGGTGTGACGGTTAGGAGGTCGTCGAGGTTACATTGTCCGTCGACTACGGCCATCCGAGCGTTGTTGGAGAGGTACAGGTTATCCAACATCTGACGGGTAATCGTGGTCTTAATCTTTTGGATGTCCACCACGCGGTCAGCCAAGCTGTGCCCGAAGAACTTGTGGGGCATGGGGATTGGGCATACGGAGCAAAACGGGATGAAGTCTGCTTCCTCGTTCTCTAAGATTGTGCCGCCAGCGTAGAACACACGGCGCAGTTCGGCAATGCCATCCTCGTCGTAGTCTGTCCTGATGTAGCACTCGAACGTCTCAATCTCGTCCATGCTGGTATCAAGGCTGGGGTCGTCTGGCTGCTCGCCGTTGGGGAACCGCGCAACCCTCTCAGGGGTGAACGTCAGGTCGTCGTAGGCGGGCAGAGCGTCAATCTCGTCTGCATCGAACCCCATGCTGATTAACTCTGAACGGGTCGTAAGCCTACGGTGAGCCACAAACGGGGCATCCGCAATCCGGCGGGCTTTCTTGGAGATTAGGAACTCCTCGGGCGGTACGTTCTCTACCTTGACCGAACCCTTCTTGTCTATCTTCTTGACCGTGACATCGTAGGCGAACACGGGCTGCATCATAGGAGCCGGTGGGGGGAGTCCTTGAGCCATCGCTTGCTGAACCGCCATCGGGTCAACAGGCATGGGTACTTCCCCAATCTGTGTCTGCTTTTGCTTGACGACTTCCATCTGCCCGTCAGAGAGCAACATGGTCAGTTCTTCCTCGGAGAGGTTCTGATACTTCTCCTTGTCAACCGAGGTCTCGTCGTTCCACCAGACCTTGATTACGCCGTTCTTTTGCAAAAGCGCGTCCTTGAACCAAGTCTGGAATACCTCAAAGCCTGGGTTGTCGTTCATCAGCACCCAGTTGCAATACTCGGTGGCTTGCTTTGCCTTCTCCTCGTCGCCGGGAGCCTTTGGCTCAAACCGTACAACGTCGTCTGACTGTGTAAATACACGCAGGAGTTGTGGCAACGCACCATCTACGGCCTCTGCTACCTCGCCTGTAACGATGGTGGAGCGTCCCTCTACCTCGTTGCCGTAGGGTTCGCGGTTGTACGCCATGAGCGAGTCGCGGCGTTCCTCTACGGTCTCGGTGTTGATATAGCCGAGAGCGTTGTCTATCTCGTTCTCTATGATGGCTTGTAGGTCAAATTCTTGCATTTAGACAATCCATTTCGTATTCACGTTAAGCGGTTTAGCCCAAGTCGAGGTCGTATTTAAGCCCACAGCGAGATACCTAAAGGCATCCGAAGCGTGGCTTGACCAATCATGCAGGGGCTTGTCGTAGAAAACATTGCGCTTCTCATCGTACTCTCGGCGGTAGTTGCGTAGTGCATCTGTGCCTTGTTTAACTCGTGGATGGAAGTAGCAATTAGGTAGAAACCTTCTAACGGCTTGTATCCCATCATCGACTGACACTCTGGGGCAGACGGTAATGTTGAGTCCGAGGTTTTGCAGGGCCTCTTTTCGGCTCTTTCCTGTCCCCAACTCGCGTACCTCGACATCATGGGGAAGAATATGCTCGGCATTTGTGTATTCATTGTTGCGTATCCAGTTCACATACCAATCTAAGCCGACTCCGTGGTTCTCCACGAAATCAAGTAGCCTACGCTCTTGCCCCGCAATTTGGCAGACCCAGATAGCCGTCGAATCACCAACGCCCAAGTCCCATGCGGTGTAAGTTTTGCATAAATCATCCCGCGCAAATTCGTTGAATCTTTCCTTTGGCAAGCCGTTAAGCGTAGCAGCGTAATACGCGCCCTCAACCGGACTGTCAAAGGAACACTCGAACTCCTGGGCATACTTATCATCGCCCATTTCTTTCTTAGCAGCGAGCAGTTCCTCTTTTGCAAGTATGTTCGTCTGCGAAGCCCTGAACTCCAGTAACTTCCACTCTGGCTCTTTCTCTGCTCGGTCTCTAAAATCCTTGAAATGGTTTGCACCCTTTGGCGTTCCTAGAAATACCGCCCAACCCATACGGTCTGCGAGAGCAGGACGAATAATCTCGTTCCATATCTTCGGGTTTTGGTCGCCAATCTCATCCAGAATAACGCCATCGAAGTATTGGCCTCGCAAAGAATCGGGGTTGTCTGAGCCATATAACTGTATTCTCCTGCCGTAGAAGTCTACACGCAACTCCGAGATGTTTGCCTCGGCTTTAAGTGGTCTCGTGAAGTTGCATAGGTAGTCCCACGCAACCCGCTTGGCCTGTCCGTAAGTCGGAGCAATGTAGGCAAATCTTGGGTCTGGCTTGTCGCATTGCAAGGAGGCGTGGATGAGCTGGTTAAGCGCAGCCACAGTCTTTCCCATCCGGCGGTGAGCCACAACCACGACAAAGCGGTGACTCTCCACGGCATCGTGAATCTGTCTTTGCTCTGCCCTTGGCTTGTATCCGGTTTCAACTACTACCTCGGTCATATTCCCGTGACGACGCTTATCTTTAGCGGCTGGCCATCAGCCCCCGTGTGTTCGTTTATCTGCGTCTCTTTCCACCCCGCCCTGGTCTTTAGCCAGAATATCATTGCCGTGGTGTTGCCGTTCTTAGCCTGTTCGTAGAGCGACTTGCCTATCTGGGCGTTAGCGTCTACCCGCCCGTCGTCTAGTTCTTGGCGGTAATACTTTGTAAGCGTGTCTGCGCTTATAGCCAGCTTTACCGCTATATCTTCGTGCCGGATACCTACCGCAGCCAGAGTCTTGACCTGAAGCCGATTCTGGTCAGTCGGTTGGTGAGCCGGTCTGCCCACTCCTTCTGCCATCTTTATATCTCCGATAAATTAAACTGCCTTACTTCTAGCTTGTCCGGATTAGGTTGCATTTGCCTGAAAAGCTCTGCTTTTGCCTTGTGGACAAACACTGCCCAGTCTACCGGCGAGCCGTCATGTTTATAAACTACAAACCATCGCTTAAACAAGTTCTGCCTTTTGTCCGGTGAAGTCTTCCCACCGCTTGACGATAACGTCGCAGTACTTCGGGTCAAGTTCCATAAGCCTAGCCACACGTCCGTTCTTCTCCGCTGCGATAAGGGTAGAGCCAGAGCCACCAAAAAGGTCTAAAACGATGCCGTTTATTTGGCTTCCGTCAAGTATTGCTTTTTCAATCAACTCAACTGGTTTCATTGTTGGGTGAAGGTCATTTTTTGCTGTGCGTTTTATGCGCCAAATGTCCATTCCATTTTTGCCGCCATAAAACTTATGGTTATTGACCCAACCGTAGAACATCGGCTCATACATGGACATGTAATCACTGTTACTTAAAGTATGGTTTCCTTTGTCCCAGATGATTAGCGACCTGCATTTAAGGCCGCTTCTATCAAAACTAGCGTAATACTTTCCAATGCCAAGGCGGTAAAAAGTAATGTAAAACGCCCCGTCAACCTTTATTTTTATTATTGAGTTAATTGCATCTAAAAAGTCGTTTCCTTCCTGCTCCGACATTTTGTCGTTTTTGATTGCCCCGTGTTTTGCATTAAACGACTTACTTCCATCGGCATGAATTCCACCAGTAAAGTCCATAAGGTATGGCGGGTCTGTAAAAATCATGTTTGCCGTTTCTGGCATCAGCTTCTCCACCGCGTCTATGCTGGTAGAGTCGCCGCACATCAACCTGTGCCGTCCAAGTTTGTAGATGTCGCCAGGCTTGGTCTTGGGTTCTTCTGGAACCTCTGGAACCTCGTCCTCGTCCGTCAGCCCTTCGGTTTCCTTTATCGGGTTTAACAGGGCGTTTAACTCGTCTGCCTCAAATCCTAGTAGGGACAGGTCAAAGGACTCGCTATCTAGTTCTTGCAGCTCTACCGTAAGCATCTGGTCGTCCCACCCTGCGTTCAACGCTAGGCGGTTATCCGCTATCACGTAGGCTTTACGCTGGGTGTCTGATAGGTGAGCCAGCCTGATACACGGGACGGCCTGTAAGCCTAGTTTCTGGGCCGCCATGACCCTGCCGTGACCGGCAATAATTCCGTTTTCTTCGTCTATTAAGACGGGGTTGTTGAACCCGAACTCCTTGATGCTTCCCGCTATCTGCGCGACTTGCGCCTCGCTGTGGGTTCTGGAGTTCTTTGCGTAAGGGATTAGCCCCTTGGTTTCAAGCCATTCTATTGTTTTTGCGCCCTGCATCCGATTCCTCTTGGGTTGTTCGGTTGTTACTATTATACAACAATTATAAACCTAGTTTTGCACGAATACGGCTGACGAGTAATTTAATGTCTGACCACAGGGCTTGTAACTTATCCATATCAATCCTTCTTGAGTATGACTTGCAGGGCATCTACGGCACGAGGGGTGCGGATAATTCTTTCTAATGGAATCTTTTCCTCCCGCAACTCGTGTCCTAAGTCTGAGAGTTCAAACCCCATCTGCGTGCAGGTGAACTTCTCGTCCCAGTTTAGATACCAATGCCAATCTGTGTAATATAAGAATGAGTTTTCGTTAAACGCCCGCACATGAGTCGGGTCTTGCCACGCCCCTAGACTTAGGTCGTAGGGCACATGGATGTGCATCTCGCCTCCCCGCTTTAGCAGGTCTCGGCAGTTAGTCATCGCGGATACTAGGTCTGGGATGTGTTCCAAGACATCGTTGGCGATAATCTCGGAGAACATTCCCTTTTCTACGGGGAACTTACCCAAGCGGGTGTCTATCACATCGCCCCACGGGACTTGTGTAATGTCTAGCACCCAATCGGGTTTCTTCTCCGGCTGGATGTCAGCGTTTATGCAGTCCTTGCGCCAATCTTTGCCTGACCCAAGGTTAAGTTTTACGGTAGACAACTATGAAATCTCCCCAATGGTTATCGAGTAACTTTGTGTACTCGACGACGCAATTATAACCGTTGCGCTTTGCCCACTTGAGCAAGGCTTTGGCTGCGTCTGGGTAGAATCTCCAACAATCCTGTGGGAAGGCGTGGTACTCGCCTCTGGACGGGGCGTTCAGGTAGAACAACCCACCAGGCTTTAGAATTCTCACGCCCTCTAAGAAGGTTAGCCAGAACATCTCTGCGTGTTCAAAGCAGCTACTTGTCACGACAATGTCCGTACAGCCGTCAGGCAGGGGAAACTTGTACTCGTCTTCTAGGACTATATCCACACCGCTAGCAGGGGAATAGTCTATACCCGTGTAAGAATAATGCTTGGGGCATACGTCTCGGAGCGAACCGTTGACAATCTGAGACCCTATCTCGACCACAGAGGCGGTCTCTAACGGGAAGCGGTCAAAGAACCTATTTGCTTCCTCTAGTGCGCTTGCGTGCATTACTTTGGCTTATATCTCTCTTTTAGCCTTGTGCCGAGCGATTTGAGGTCTTGGAGGTCGGCTTGGTTTTGCGGGACTTTGGCTGCCCAGCGTTTGAACTGGAGCGCGGCTGGCGTGGCTCTGCCTTTTTCGTCTTTAAGAGGGTGACCTGCGCTGAGAGCTTGGGCTGCTTTGCGGTAGATGAACTTGGCGCGGTCGTACTTGTCGCCTGTTGAGGCTCCTTTGAGCGACCGAACAGGTGCGCGAACATCTCCACCAGACCGATTATGTTCGGCCATTTTCTTCGTAGTTGCTCTGTCATAAGATTCAAACCGCTTGGCAGCGTCCTTTAGTTTCATTTCTTGGCTTGCGCCCCGCGCATATTAGCAAGCAGGGAGGGGTATTTAGTACCCGTGGACTTGGCGAACCGCTTGGCGGCGGCCTTCTGGTTGGGGCTAAGAGCCTTGGGCTTGCCTAACTTCTTGGGTCTGGCCTTCTCGTAGACTTCTTTCATTTCTTCACCCTTTTCGGTAGTTTCTTGAGGCTAGACTGCCCTTCCTTGACCATCTTCTTGGCTACCTTCTGGGGGACACCCGTAGCCTTGGCGACCTTTGGGGACGCGGCTGCGGCGAACATTAGTTTGGCTTGCTGCTTAGATTTAAAAGGCAATTTTAGTCTCCTGTTGGGCAGTTAAAGAAGTCGTTAATCTTCTTCGTCTTCTTCCATGCTTTCCCAGGCGTCGCAGACGTTTTCCTTGGAGCACTTAAATTGATAAACGTCGCAGAAAACCTCATCCTTACCGAGTCCACAGCCCTTTAACTTCATGCCGTACTCGCAGTTCCCGCACTTTTCTTCGCCCTCGCTAGGGCCGTATCTGGCGGTCAGGATGGCTTTTTGCTTGTTGCCCTTGTTGATGGTCTCGTCCTGCGTCGCAAGCGGACACTCGCCGCTTTCGTCTAGCAGACCGCCTTCCATCTCCTTGGACTCCCTTGGTTTCCCAAGTAGCCCAATCATTATTGTCGGCCCCTTCATTTCTTGGGAGCGTACTTACCCGGCTTTGCGGGCTTCATTGGCTTCTTGGCGGGCTTCATTGGCTTTTTTCCGTACATGGTTATCACCTTATAAGAAAACCCCCCCAGCTTTTGACTGAGGGGGTTTGAGGGCTTGAAGGAGTAGGCTGAGGAGGAGGCGCACTACTCCACC